GGGGGCCACTCATTTTGAAAGGAATATACTATGGCAATTCCCAATGGCGCTGGCGGTTATCAGGTCGGCGATGGCAACGCTAATGAAATCCTGTTTGCGCCTTCGGCTATCCCGACCGCGTACACTGCTGGTGTGACCCTGACGACGCTTGATCTGGCCGGTGGCCTGATTGTCTACACGTCGGCAAGCACTGCCAACCTTGTGCTGCCAACGGCTGCGCTTACGGACGCTGATTTCAGCAGCGCCCGCGTTGGCTCGTCGTTTGACATCTCGCTGATTGCAACCAGCACGGGCGTCCCGACCATTACGGTTGGTACGGGTTGGACGCTGGTCGGCGTCGGTACGGGCGTTGCATCGCGCAGCGTTCTGTTTCGCGCGGTCAAGACTGGCGACGCAACGTACAATCTGTACCGCATCGCTGGCTAATCGGTTTGCCCCGGCTTCGGTCGGGGCAACCTTTTTTGGAGGTTATTATGCCAAATACAAAGGCTGTCGGCGTAGCTTACGCCGATCCTGAGTTCGAAAGCGTTTCCGTTACAGGCACGATGAGCGCCGCCTCGGTTGTTTCAACAAACAGCGGCGGCGCGGTTGCATCTAACGCCAGTGCGGGCGTTTACGTTCTCAGCACGGCAATCACTGCCAACACGACCACCACTTCGGCCCCTGTTGGTTCGTTGGGTATCACCACGAACGCTACGGGCAAGGGCAAGCTGTTCTACGCAGACGGCACCAAGTGGCAGTTCATGGCAATCAGCTAATATGATGGACGGCCTTCGGGCCGTCCATTTTACGAGGGTTTTATGTCTGTCATTTACATGGTTCACCCGTCGCACGGGGCAAAAGTCGCTATTTCAGATGAAGAAGCGAATTATGATGCAATGAGCGGCTGGCAGCGGTATGATGTCGACACGTCAACCATATTGACGGACGATGACGACGACGAGTCTGTCAACGAGATGGCGGCACCTAAGCGGCGTGGACGCCCCCGCGCGAAGCAGGAAGGCTAACCAATGACGACTGCCGGAGACATCATCAACGGGTCGCTGCGACTTCTGGGTGTTCTGGCAGAAGGCGAAGTGCCGTCTGCGGAAACGTCGCAGGACGCGCTGAACGCGATGAACCAGATGATTGATAGCTGGAACACTGAACGGTTGTCGGTGTTCTCCACACAGGATCAGGTGTTCACATGGCCATCGGGAATACTGTCGCGCACGCTGGGGCCGTCTGGCGACTTCATCGGCAACCGCCCTGTGCTGCTCGACGATAGCACCTATTTTAAAGACCCCGGCACGGGCGTCAGCTACGGCATCAAGTTTATCAACCAGCAGCAGTACAATGGCATTGCGGTCAAGACGGTTACCTCGACCTTCCCGCAAGTCATTTTTGTCAACATGACGTTCCCCGACATTGAGATGTACATCTACCCGCGCCCCACGCGCGATCTGGAATGGCACTTCATCTCTGTCGAAGAACTGACGCAGCCTGCAACGCTGGCCACCACGCTGCATTTCCCACCAGGGTATCTGCGCGCCTTCCGGTACAATCTTGCTACGGAGATGTCGCCTGAGTTTGGTATGGAACCATCCTCACAGGTTATGCGCATTGCCATGACCAGCAAGCGCAACCTCAAGCGCATCAATAACCCCGACGACATCATGTCCATGCCCTACAGCCTTGTGGCGTCGCGGCAACGGTTCAACATCTACGCAGGCAACTACTGATGAAAACGCCGATCTTAGGGTCGGCGTATGTCGCTCGAAGCGTCAACGCCGCAGACAACCGCATGGTCAACCTCTTTCCGGAAGTCGTTCCGGAAGGCGGCAAGGAGCCTGCGTTTCTTCAGCGTGCGCCTGGCCTCAACTTCTTGCAGACAGTTGGCACCGGCCCTATCCGCGGGCTGTGGGCGCACCAAACCAACGGCGCGGACTTTTACGTCGCGTCAGGTAGCGGGTTCTATAAGCTGACTGGCCTCACGGCTACTCCAGAATTTCTTGGCGCAATTAGCGGCACTGGCCCCGTGTCCATTGCAGACAACGGCACGCAGATTTTTATTGCCTGCAATCCTGACAGCTACATCTACAACGAAAGCACGGGCGCGTTTGGGCCAATCACTGACCCTGACTTCCCCGGCGCGGTTACGGTGTCGTATCTGGACGGCTACTTTGTGTTCAACGAGCCAAACAGCCAGAAAATCTGGGTGACGCAGTTGCTGGACGGCACCAGCATTGACCCGCTGGACTTTGCCAGCGCCGAAGGTTCGCCTGACGGCGTTGTCGCGGTGCTAACCGATCACCGCGAACTGTGGGTGTTCGGCACCGACACAACTGAAGTCTGGTACAACGCTGGCTTGTTGGACTTCCCGCTGGCTCGCATCCAAGGCGCGTTTAACGAACTCGGTTGCGCGGCCCCGTATTCTGTCGCGAAGATGGACAACCAGATTTACTGGCTGGGTAAGGACGCCCGTGGTCAGGGTATGGTCTATCGCGCGTCGGGCTACATTGGCCAGCGCGTCTCGACGCACGCTATCGAATGGCAGCTTCAGCAGTACAGTAACATCTCAGATGCCACCGGCTACACATACCAGCAGGATGGCCATAGCTTTTATGTGCTGAACTTTCCCAGCGCCGACACGACATGGGTGTTTGACGTAGCGACGGGCGCTTGGCATGAGCGCGCGGCGTTTGCCGATGGCGTATTCTACCGTCACCGCGCCGATAATATGTGCAACTTTGGTGGCAACATCATCGTCGGCGACTATGAGAACGGCAACATCTACACGTTTGATTTGGACGTATACGCCGACAACGGCCAGCCGCAGAAATGGCTGCGGTCGTGGCGGGCGCTGCCAACTGGCGCTAACAACCTGACCCGTACCATTCAGCACGCCATGCAGCTTGACTGCGAGACAGGCGTTGGCCTTACCGGGCAACGCCCTGAAACAGGGCTTCTGTTAGCAGAGAATGACGACTTCTTGCTAACCGAAGATGGCAAGTATATTGCGCTGTCGTTTAATGTTGTGCAGGGCAGTGACCCACAGGCCATGTTACGCTGGTCGGATGACGGTGGCCATACATGGTCAAACGAACACTGGAAGCCGATGGGCATGATTGGCCAGTTTGGCTACCGCACGATCTGGCGGCGTCTCGGCGCTACCATGAAGATTCGCGACCGGGTGTATGAAATATCGGGTACTGATCCGGTGCGCGTCTACATCATGGGCGCTGAGTTGATACTGAGCGGGACGCGGGCCTGATGGTTGCCCCAATCAACCCTACGCAGCTTACGCCGCCGCGCGTCGCGTTGATCGACGACCGCAGCGGTGCGATCAGCCGTGAATGGTATCGGTTCTTTTTGTCGCTGTTGACGGCTACGCAAAACAACCAGGCCGAAACTGAACTCTCGCCAGACACTTCATCGCTGTTGGCGTCCTATGACGCCATGCTGGCCAAGCTTGCGCAAACGACAGAGACGCAGCCAGATGCAAACGCCGCCGCGGCGTCGCTCACGGCTGAATTGCAAGCATTGAACCAGACAACTTTGACCGCGCCCGCGATCCAAAACTCCAACACGCTGCGCACCAACTATTTAGATTGGGAGCAAGACGCGCCGTACGTAAACCGCATTGCTCGCGCAGGATGGAACAGTTTTGACCAGACCCTCAACATCGGCATGGAGTATGATGTTGTTCAGCAGGTGGGGCTGGAGCAATATGCTAGGGTCGCAAACTTTACCGGCGTGACAATCCCCAATGGCACGGTTGTCGGCTTCACAGGGGCTGTGCCTGACAGCGCCCTGTCAGTCTCCCCCTACCTCGCCAACGGCGCAACAAACACGCTGTATGTCGTTGGCGTCATGACGCACGATTTGCCCGATAGCGGGGATAGGGGCTACTGCACCACATTCGGCTTTGTGCGCGACGTAAACACCAGCGCGTTTGCTCTAGGTGACGTTCTCTACGCTTCACCAACAGTCGCGGGGGCGTTTACCAACGTGAAGCCGACCGCGCCTGATAATGTGGTGCCGGTGGCGGCGGTGTTGCAGGTCGGCACCACTGACGGCGTGATCTTCGTGCGCCCGACAATTGAGCAGCAGATTTATTACGGCGAGTTTACCAAACTCAACACGCAATCGCCCGCAGCGGCTAACACGGCGTATGCGTTGGTTTTTACCAACACCGAGATTGCCAACGACGTTTCTTTGGGTACGCCTGCGTCCCGCGTTGTTATCGCCAACGCCGGTCTCTACAACATTTCGGTGTCGGTGCAGATCACTTCCACCAATTCATCCCAAAAATCTGTTTGGGTCTGGCTACGCAAGAACAATACCACTGACATTCCCAACTCAGCCCGCGTCGCGTCGATCACGCTCAACAACGGTTATCTGGTGGTATCACTCAACGAAGTAGTATCGCTGCTGGCAGGCGACTTTATCGAAGTCATGTACGCGGCGGATAGCACTAACGTCAGCATCGCAACCGTTGCTGCGACGGCCTTTGCACCAGCAGCCCCTGCTGTTATATTGGCCGTTACGCAGACTGAGCAGTAGGAACAGGTATGGCCGTATCTATCAGCAACATCATTCCCGCCAAGACAGCGGAGAACACGCAAGTCACGCAGTACACGTCGAATGGCGTGCAGACGATCATCGACAAGTTCACGGCGACAAACTACAGCGCCGTACCGGCAACGATCAGCGTCAACCTGGTCACGGCTGCTGGCAGCGCGGGCAATGACAACTTGATCGTCAAGACCAAGACGCTTCAGGCTGGCGAGACGTACACTTTCCCGGAACTGGTCGGCCACGTCCTGCCTAACAATGGCTTCATCTCCACAATCGCAGGCACGGCGTCGGCCATCAACATCCGCGCCTCGGGGCGTCTGGTTAGCTGATGTTAGAGCGGTCTTTTGATACGGCGCGCATCAACGAGGTGGTAAACCACCCCTCGGTGCGCCCGTATGTTGGGCCGGGCGACTCTTTTGCGGATGTAACGCCGCTGGTCGAGGACACGGATAACTGGTTTTTGATGGGTGAACACGGCGGGTTTGGGCTTACCCAGACGGTGCCGGGTGTTCATGAAATCCATACGTTTATATTGCCGGAGGGCCGCGGCGCATGGGCGCGCGATGCTGCACAAGCGTTGCTTGATTTTGCGCGCGAGAACGGCGACAATAGAGTATGGACTAAAGTTCCGTCGGATCAGAAGAACGTCGAGGTTTATACGCGCCGCGCGGGTCTGAAGCCGACAGGTGAAGAAGTAGAGCTATTTGGAAAACCATACAAGATTTTTGGTTTGGAGTTTAGTCAATGCCTATCTTAGCACCTATCGCAGCTTTTGCGGCCACTTCGGCAGGCGCGGCGACTATCGGAGCAGGGATCGGCGCAGCCGGTGCTATTGGAGGCGGGCTTCTCGCGTCAAGCGGCGCTAAGAAAGCCGCCGCAACACAAGAGCAAGCCTCGCGGGAAGCGCAGGCATCTAACGAACGAATGCTGGAGCGGCAGATCGGGCTGCAAGAGCCGTTCCGTCAAGCTGGGCTTACCGCGCAAGAGCAGATCATGCAGTTACTGGGTATCGGCGGCGACAAGACCGCTGAAGGCTACGGCAGTCTGGCCAAGCCGTTTGGTACTGATCAGTTCCAGCAAGACCCAGGCTACGCTTTCCGCCAGTCGGAGGGTATGAAGGCGTTGGAGCGGTCGGCAGCAGCGCGGGGTGGTCTGCTGTCAGGCGGCACGCTGAAGGGCATCCAGCGGTTCGGACAGGACTTGGCCAGCCAAGAGTATGGCAACGCCTTTAACCGCTATCAGGTTGAACGATCTGCGCGGCTGAACCCGCTCCAGTCGTTGATGGGTTCTGGTCAGTCTGCAACTAATATGCAGACCGGCAATATTGGTCAGTCGAGCCAGAATGAGCAAGCTAATCTGATGAACGCAGGGCAGGCCCGCGCGTCGGGTTACGTCGGCAGCGCCAACGCGCTAGGCGGCGCATTGAGCAGCATCGGGCAGGCGGCGTCGTCGTACCCGCTGTATCAAGCGCAAATTGACTATCTAAAGCGCGCGCCAGCAGGTAGTTTGGGCGGCAGCGGTAACAATATGCTGCCGGGTACAAACGCGTTCAATATACGTCTTCCTGGATAATAAGGACGGACAATGGCTAATCAAGCAATCGCCCTTCAGGCCCGCGCACCGCAGCAGGGTAACTTCTTGGCCCCGGCTATGCAGCAGGCTGGCCAAATGGCTAACCGCATGGCCCAGCAGCAGGCGTTGGATCGCCAGACTGCGACAGCGGAGCAGGCTTTAAAAGTTTCGCAGGCGGGCGAAGCACGGGAAGCGGCTAAAGCGCCATTTATACAAACCAAAACAGAAGCCGATGCAACCGCCGCGCAAATGGATCGCGATTCTAAGGCGGCTTCCGTGCTCAAGAATGACTTGGGTATGGTTGAGTCCGGTAATATTAACGCGGCAACTGCATGGCGCGCTAGGGCCGCGCAACTACTTCCTGATTGGGCAGCATATTTGCCGTCTGCGGAAAAGATAGCTGGGGATAGACAGACCCAGCTTATGTTGGCCGGAACTGTTGAACAGATCATCAATAAGACTATCCCCACCCCATCGACTGTTTTGAACTTTGCCCCCGGCGGCAAAGCTTTTGCAATCACGACGGGGGGCGTCAACGCTCCCCGCGCCGACGAGGTTACTACAGGCAGTATAGCTGGCGCGCCGCCCGTAGCACCAACGACCATGACCTTGCCGCCTGCGGCAAGTGTGCAGCCAATGGCCGCGCCACGGACGCCGACAGGGGGTATGTTTCGGCCTATCTCGGCTACCGGCGGTCAGCCGCAGGGCGCAGACCCGCAGGCTGCGCTGCTGGCGTCGTTGACGGAAGCAAAGCAGACAGGTCAGATTGGCGCGGATGTTGTCGAGCAGCTTCGCCAGCTAGACCCTCGAATCACGCCCGACGCCCTCGACGCGATCCTTGCGCAGAACGGCATCAAGGTTGCACCGGGCGGTGGTATGCGTAGCGCCGTGTATCGCCCTGACGGCAACGCTATGGCACCGCAGCAGATCGCTAACAGAGTTGGCACGCAGTATGTTGGACGTGACCCAACGCAGTCACCGTTGCCGGGGTCGGCAATGGTGCCTCTGCCGCGTGTCGCTGCTGAAGCGCGCGCTGGTCGGCAAACGCCGGAGGAAGCCGCCGCGGTGGCGTCGGCTACCGCAACAGCTACGAAAGCCGCGGAACTTAAAGCTGAACAAGCTAAGAAAATACCCGCCAAGCGACAGGTAGATACGCTGCTGACAAAAATCCGCAACGCATATGAGACGTTAAACAAGGCAGAAGCTATCCCCTCGTCGGCGCGGGGCGCAGGCGCAAACGTCATGGATTATTTGGCTACAACCGGCGCGGGCCGTGAAGTCCAACGAGCATTTGGCACTAAAGCCAATACATCCCTGAATGAAATTACGGGGTCGCGTAAGCTGCTGGCCACGGCAATCAAAAACGCTACTGGCATGAGCGCGCAGGAAATGAACTCTAACGTCGAACTGCAATTGACCTTGGACGCGTTGACTGACCCAACGCAGGGTTACGAAAGCGCCATTAGCCAGCTAGATACTATTAGTGAGCTATACGGTACGGGTAAGGCAGCCACCAAAACACCTGTAGTACCGGTTCTGACGCCGGAACAAGTGCGCGCCAACCCTAACGTTAAGCGTTGGCAGACCACAGATGGAAGGATCATGACCCGACCATGAAACAAAATGATCCTTACGCCGGGTTAGGCACTTACGAACAGGGCGATGCAGACCCTTACGCTGGGTTGGGTGTTGTTCAAAAAGCAATGCCTCGCGCCAAAGTTCCACGCACGGGCATGGACAAGGCCACGCAAGTGGCTGGTGTTGCTGCCAACGCGCTGCTGCCTTACGCGACTGCGGCGGGCATGGGCGCGATGGCGGGTGCGCCTTTCGCCGGAGTCGGCGCTATCCCTGGCGCTGCGGGCGGTGTGCTGGCTTTGGGCTTAGGCGATCTTGGCACAAGCGTCTACAACCTAGCCACACCGCTCTTTGACGGTCAGCGTGTCCCGCTGCCGTCAGAAACCATGCAGCGCGGGTATCAAAGCATGGGCGCGGCCCGCGCACCAGAGACGCCAGGCGAACAGGTGTTCGGTGATATTCTGTCCGGCGCTGCTGGCGGCGGTGGCCAAGCTAAGGCTTTTCAGACCTTGGCTGGCAAAGCAACCTCACCCCAAGCACAAAACTTCATGCGTTTTATGGGCCAGAACATACGCGGGCAGACCGCGGCAGGCGCAGGAGCGGCTGCTGCTCCGTCCGTTGCGTCAAACTATTTTGATGTGTCAAACCCGGCGGCGTTGCTGGGTCTTTCCTTGGCTGGCGGCGGCGCAGGGTTTAAGGCCGGTACGCCTAAGACAAAGGCTATCCCGGCTGCCGCGTTGAAAGGCGAGGCATCTAAAATCTACAAGCAGATGGAGGCCGCAAACGTCAACATTGCGCCGACTACCATGACAGATTTGGCAAACGCAGCCCGCACAAAAGCGCAATCGCTAAAGTATGACCCCGATACCGATAAAGTGGTAAGAGAAGCGTTGGATTTGTTCGCTAAGAAAGCTGACAAACCTATATCGTTTGATATGCTTGAAAAGTTCAGACGGTCAGTCCGCGATCTGCCGTATAGCGAAGCTGGCGGAAAACGCGGTACGTCCGAAGAGCGTGCTATCGTTAAGGCGCTCGACGATACCATTGACGAGTTCATGGGGACGTTGACGCCTGCGCAGACAACGTCTGGCGACGCTGCTACGGCCAGCGCGCTGCTCAACCAAGCCCGCGCCGTGCGGTCAAAGGGATACCAGACAGAGACGCTAGAAAACGCGTTTAAAAAGGCAACCGACGAATCACAAAAATTAGAAAACCCTAGACAATTCGCGTCGGTGTTGCGGTCAGAGTTTACCAAGATAGCGGGCAATGAACGCAAGCTATCAAGATTTGATAAGCCTACGCAGGAACTTATTAAGAAAGTTGCCAAGGGTACTATAACGCAAGAAGGTTTGATGGCGTTAGGCAAGATAGCGCCTAGTTCGCGTTTGTTCGGTTCACAACTACCTGTTTATGGTGCTGGGTATGGCGGGCTGGCTACTTTATCACCTACCGCGGCGGCGGCTGTTGGCGGAGCGCAACTTACTGGCGCGGGGGCCAGAGGAATTGCGAACCAGATGACACGCGCCCAAGCGCAACGGGCGCTTGCAAGCGCCAGCGGCGTCGCCTCCAAGCCGCCAGGCTATTACGTCTTATCGCCGATTGCGCAGCAAAACGTGCTGGCGCAACAGCGCGCAAATAACCCAAGGTAACGGAACCCATCATGGCCGAAATCGACGAGACCAAAGCGCGATTGCAGACCCATGA